CCTTAATACATTTTCTACTTGAAACTTTCCTGAGTCATACATTTCTTTACTACAATCATAAACACCTATGTCTAAACTTTTTTTGTCTATAGCTATAAAGAAAAATTTCTTGTAGTTTATATTGAACAACTTACAATAAATGTAAAGCTGTATGTCATATCCAAAAACATAAGCATCTTTTTTAAAATTTGTTATATTTTGACAGGTCTTTAAATCTATAACTGATCCGTCATTTCTAAGTACATCTGCTTTAGCCCTGAAAGGAAATTTATCTATAAAACCAAATGCAGGTTTTTCAAAGACACTGTCGCCTATCATTTCTACTGCTCTTTTGTTTAAAGTAAAAGACTGTGCTAACCTTTCTGCATCTTCTTTTTCTTGCATTGTATAAACCACATCACCTTTGTAGTTTTCTTTCCATTCTCTAAACGTTTTAGTGTTTTTGCTATAGACTGGACAAAAAATAGTATTACTAAATTTTTCAGGTTCTAAAATACTAGTGTGAAATAAATGCCCATCACGTAAAGGCTGCTGATTTTTTGTGTACTTGTTTATGTAGTAAAATGTTTTTGGACTTTTCTTCATATCCTTAACCTTTGAACTACTAAACATAGCCTGACTGCAATACCCATAGTAAAACTTGTCTTCTATCATACGTTCTACTAGGTCTGATACTTCCCATATTTTACCGTCTAATAATGTTACTTCTTTCATTTTTTTTCTGTTATTTCGTTAGCATATTTACAAGCAGAATCATATATTTCTTGGTCTGTTGAGTCTACAAAATTGCAGAATTCTTGAAACCAATAGAGGTCTGTTTCAACTTTTTGAACTTCTGCTTTATACATATTATCTATTAACCCTAAACGTAAGTCCGTTATATTAAGTTTTCTTTTTTTTAGTTTATGGTGTTTTAATCTAGCCATCATTTTTCTAATATTGTTAGTTTGCCTATGTTTTCTGAAATTTTAGTTTGATCTTTTCTGCTTGTTATATTCCAATGCGTATTTAAATTAATTTCATCAATCTGAAATACTTTGCCTCTTTTTGTTTTAAATACTACTGGTATTTTACTGCTTTCGTGTTCAGGAAATTTATTTATAATTTCATCTAAACAAACTTGTAATTCAAATACATTCATTTTTTCTGTTCTAAATATTTAATGTAATGTTTTTTAATATGCTCGTACATAGTTGGGGTAAAAGTATCAAGCCAATCTTCAGGAGAAAATATTAACGTATATTCTTTTCCTAACCAGTCTTTACAGCCTACATATATATCCTGCGTATCATTTACGTTATTAGGATGTACTGTATGACACCTGTCTACATATATTTCAGTTTCCTGTGTCTTCGAAGTATTTTTTTTCATATTCTTGTAATTTTTCGGCTGATTCTAAAGCCTCTTTTTGATGTTTAAGTTTATCTAATCTGTACTGACTACAGATTCTTTCAAAGGAATTTTGTTCCATTTGAATACTAGCAACATAGACGCCTATTTTAGTAAGTGCCTGTGCCATTTCTATTAATTCTTTGTTTTCAGGTTTTAATTTTTTCCATTCAATAAGAATTTCTGCTAACAAATTAAAGTTTATACTATATTCTAATTCGTGCTGAAGACGTGTTTTAGCTAAGTACATTGACTGACCATTACTATCCTTGTTCATTGATCTCTGTAGTTAAAATATCCCTCCAACCTTCTAGTAAAATAATTGTGTTTTTTGTAGACTCACGTGGTTTAATACCAAAGTATTCACGTGCTGCTGTAGGTTTCCAACCTCCAAAAGGTTTTAACCCTTTTTCGTAAAGTTTAAAATCACGAATACTAATAACTAAATTATAGAAACCCCTTGACATAGGATTACCATTAAAGTTAAAATACTCGTCTAAATCTTTAATAAATTGTGGTTTGGGTTTTTGTGTATTTTCCATTATAGTGTGTTTTAAAATTTGATACTAAGCTACATAAAATATTTTATATTTACAAATGTTAATATGTAGTAATCCAAGAAGCCTGACTTTCACTTAACAAATAACAAGGTTTTTTTATTTTTTTAGAGTTCCAAACCGTAGTACTAGGACACCACATATCTTGAGGTTTACTAAGTTTTAAATCGTCTAGCCAATACATATAGTTACCCTTAGTATCATTTACAAAATATAGCTTTACTTTTTGATCCATTTCCATTAGTCGGTCATACTTGTATTTTTCTAGCATTTTAGTTTCATACCAAGTTTTACGAAATTTAATTTCTAACGCACAAGTATACCCTTTTGGAGTTGTACCTACTGCGTCACAATGATTCATATTTTCACCTGTCCACGTTAAGTCCCAACCGTCAAAGTTTAATAAAATAACAACAGCTTGTTCCCAATTATGTAAATCTTCTAAATTCAAATTTCAAAGTTTTCCCAAGTCACTTCTTCTTTATGTAACTTATATCTATACCCATTATCATATACATCATTTAACTGTGCAATCCATTGGTTCCAAGTTTTTGGACTACAAGAACAAGGCAAATAATAAGAATGCTTAAAATATTTACTATGTAAAAAAGCAACAAACTCTGCACTTTCTACAGTTAGTTTTCGCTGTGTTTTTATGTCACGAAACTTTACGTATTCTTGTCTTTGGAGTTTTTGTTTAGCCATCTGTTATCAAAATTTAATTCTAACTTATTTAAGTTTTCTTGTCGTTTATCACAACCACATTCTTCAACTTTAAGCACTTTTTTTATTATAAACTGTATACCTGTGTAATATGTAATTCTTTCTACGAGATCACCTAACTTCATAATAGTTTTTTTAAATGTTCATAAACTTTTTTATACGTGTTATATAAAGTGTAATACGGAATAGTTGTTTTTCTTGACAAGTCACTAATTTTTTCACCTGAATTTATTATTTCAAAAACTTTTCTATCAAACCAGTATAAATTTTTTAATTCTTCCAAAACTACATTATATTTTTCCTGATAGTTTACTGAAGAAAAATCTTCTATTTTTTCTGTCTGCTCTTCTACTTGAGTGTATACTGTTTTATTTTTTCTAGTATGATCTATAAAAATAGACTTCAGGGTTTTTAAAATGTAGTAACTATTAATTTCTGTTTCATTATACATTACATTTGATCCACTATTAATAATTTTGTGCATTTTTATATACATATCCTGTACTATATCCTGTGCTGTATCTTTATTACAACCAAAACATTGAACTAAATAGACCCATTCTTTATGTCTTTCTGATATTATTTCTAGTACTGATTTCTCCATACTGTAATAATAACTACAATAAAGAGTAAACAAAATTGGTGACTTTCGTAGTCTTCGTCGTCTACAGTTAATTCATATTCTTGACTAGGCGTGTAGTAAATATATCCTAACGCTAACCCTGTCATAAAATCAAACTTTAACTCCCAATTCAAAATGGCAACTCTTTTATATTAAAATCCTGATTGCCTAATATAGGGTTTTCTTCACTAATTTCAAAACCTACATTATTTTTGATAGACTTTAACTTAATAGGATCATCTAAACTAGTAGGTCTACCACCAGTATCTACATCTTTAACTTTTCTTACGTGAAGGTGTGAATACATCCATTCGCTAGGGTGTTGCGTATACCTATGGATCACTAAAAAGTCATCAGCCCTGTTAACGAATTTACCACCACCTTCTACGTCACTAGCCATAGGGGGTATAGGGTGGTTTGAATATAAATGACTTACAGGGTGTTTAAACCTTAATGCTGCTGTATTAGCGTGAGTACTTAACCATATTGTTATATTATGTTTTTTACAAAAACTTCTAAAATGACTACATACTTCATAATCATATTCGTGACTATTTATGTTTTGCAAATCTTCTTTCACTTTTATCATACTGTTATACGGATCAATTATAAAACCGTCAAAGTCCCATTCCTTTTTTACCTTACTTGCTATACCTAGTAAATCTTTATAAGAATACAACAACTTAGTATCTATAAATCTAAAGTGTCCATTTATCCATTCTGACTTTTCACTAATACTGTCTTCACTAATTTGGTTAATAGGTTTGTTTGCTAAGAATTCTATCAGCTTTCTAATTATAGAATGAGGGTCGTTTTCTGAAGTATAGACTAACCATTTAATTTTGTGTTTTAACGAATACAGTAACATTAAATAAAGCACTACTGTAGTTTTACCTACGTTTGCGTGTCCTAGAAGTACATTAAAGTTTCCGTATTTAAATCTGAAGTGTTCGTCAAGTTCAGGTATACCTAGTTTCATACCTTCTTTTATTTTACCTGACCTTATTTGTCGAAGTCTTTCTACTTCGCTATTGAAATTTATTAGCATAGATTTTGTGTTACTTTGAGTAAAGATATAAAAAAAGCCCTATAGTTATATAGGGCAACTTTTGTAAAATTAAAAATTTAGAAAGGGAGATCACTGTCCCTGTCAGGGCTATGCTCTTTAGCTGTTACTTTCTTAGCGTCAGCAGGGTTGTAAGGTTGCTGTAACTGTCCGTAAAACCTATTAGGGTCTTTCATACTTTTTTTAAGTTCAAAGTTTAAATAACCACCTTTGTCTAGTCTTTCTTTATTGTCATTAATAAATTTAATAAAGTCCTGTGGTTTGATTGAAACAGATGCTACTATAAATTCTCTAGCTTTTTCTGACTTCGGCGCGTGGGCAAATAAGCCCTGTGTATATATTTTATCCATTGAGTACGTATTGTTCTAACTGTCTAGCTAGATCGATTATTGTTTCAGGTGTTGCGTTTTTATTAGAAAAGTAGTTACAAGCGTTACTTGCACTATTCTGTCTTATAATATAAGTTTGTGTGCTTTCAGGTTTTTTGTCGAAACTTTTCTTGTCATATGAAATTGTATTAAACTGCTGTTGTGCTTTTTTAATACGTCCATAATTGTCTGAGGTCTTTTCGTATGTTATTTCCTCACCTATAGCCTTCTTGAAATTACCTACTGCTAAAAAAGTAAGTTTCTCTCCGTTTGCCATAGTTACATCATACCTATTAGATATGACTTCCTTTCCTGTTTTGTCAGTCCAAGAGTATGTAGATGGACTAGCCATTTCTATAATCTTAACTGAACTTGTTTTAATCTGTGACATAATCATTTAGTTTTTTTTGTGTTACTTCCAGTTTAGCATCCAATTCGTCAATTTTTTGTTGCAATGCGTCAATCTGCTGTTCCCTTAATCTAAGTAAGTCTTCTAAATAAGTCATTTATTGTATTTTTTGAAGTTCTAAGTATTAATTCCTCCCTAGCACCTTTCCTTTCGGTGTCTAGTTGTTTAGTGTCAAATAAAATTGTGCGTAATTGTTTTACGGTTAATTGTGACCAGTAAAATTTATTGAAATTGAACATATGTAAGTGTGTTAATAATTAGTTATAAAACTA